CATGTTCACCTCCTTTAAACTTTTTTTGTTTAAAAAATAATTTGGAAAAACTTATAACTATTAATTCCTTATATGACCTAACAGGTCAAGACTCAGAAGAAAAAACAATTTAAGGAGAGAATTATGAATAAAGCAGAATTAAAAGAGTTGAGAGAAATAAAAGAGAGCTTACTAGAAGACAAATTCTTAACTTCTAAAAAGATGAAAAAACTCTTTAAATTAGAAGAAAAATTAATTTATTTAAACCTTACTCAAAATACGTTTATTAAAATTTTATTATTCTCAAAAGCGGAGAATCAAAAATATACCGTAGAATCAAAGTTTAGAAACCTAATAGAATTAATAGCTAAAGCTAGTGATATACTAACTGTGACTAACTATATTCTAACTAGTGAAGATAAATATCTAAATCTATCATGTAGTTCTATTTCGGCAGGTGATAAAAGTAATATAGAACTTTTAGCATTACCTAGAATTAAAAGAAAACTTCTAGAGGATGTAGACGAAAATAATATCTTTTACATTCTGTTAAACGTAGTTATGTTAAGGTTAAGCTACGATAGCGTATTAAAAGAGCTAGAGAAAAATAAAGATATAATATGTGGAAGTTATAAAGACTATTTATCGTTATCTAGTCTGTTAATAATTATAGTGGAAGAATTAAATAAAGTATGTGAGTTTTTGCTCGAAATTGAAAGCAATTACAATTTACTTTTAGATGTTTAATTAAACATAATTCAAGGAGGTAAGTTATGCAAAAATTAAATAGATCAACATTTAAAGAAGAAATAAGTTCTACAGAAAATGGCATATTAGCACTTGCGTGGAGAAAAATATTAGCTAAAACTAAGGATATAAAACTTCTCGCTAGTAAAATTAATAAATATATTAAAGAAACAGAATCCAATAAAAGAAGAAAAGAAAAGTCAACTATCATTAATGAAGCTTTATCGGGAGAGATGACGTGGAAGAGTTTCGTATTTCTTCTAACTAGAATTTTAGAATATGATAAAATTATATTTAAAGTATCTCTAATAAAAGAAAACAAAATATTAGTTGTCGGGGAGGTAGTAATAGAAAATAGATTAAACGAGGATATAAACGTAACCAACGAAGAGTTAAATAAACTTAAAGATTTGATAAAAGACATATTAACAAAACTTAACCTAGACAAAACAAAATTAAAACAACTAGTAGAAAGATATAATAGTAAATATATGGAATATAAAGATAAACTATTTAAGGAGATTGATGATATGGAAGGTGTAAGTGAAGAGGAGAAAAGTCAACTTAAGTCCTATGTTAATAAATTCTTTAACAGTAAAAAGAACTACTTCATGACTAATTTGAAAAAAGAAGTAGAAAAACTATATGAAGAGAAGAAGATAAATATAAAAGAGAAAAACAGATTAAACATACTAATAAGTAACACTGTTAACCTAAAAGATAAATTAAGATATAAATCTGTATTATTAAGCAACATCTTTAACGATAACAAAAACATTACATGGAAAGTATTTATATTCTTAGTAAAAAATATATTAGAAGCTGATGGGTTGGTTATAAGTGTGGAGCTTCATAAAGGTAAAACAGTAAAAACAGTTGAAACGTCTATAATCTTTGACTAACATTTGATTAACAAATAAGGAGATTAGATGCTGAGTATGATAAAAAACATGTTAAAAACTTTATTAAAAGTTTTAAAAGATAGTAAGTGCGATTATTCAGAAGTATTAAAGGAAGAACTGTTATTTAGTAAAATAGTAGAAACGTCGTTATATAAAGTTTTAAAGTACAGACAAAAAGAAGTAGATAGGTTTTTTACCAGACTCTTAACAGAAATAAGTAATAGATACTTATCTTATTATATAACCAAATATTTAGAAAATTGGAAAACTAGTTTGACTGTAGAACCTGTTTTTAACTATTTAGAATTAGGATATGAATTTAAAACCGATCTAAGAACTTTGTTATCGGTTATAGATTCGGGTCTTTCTGTAGACGATGTTGCTTGTTTAATAACGAGAACAGTTGAAGTACTAACTTATAAAAATATTAACAACCAAGAAGTTTTAATAAATGTCTTTAAACAAAACAGTGAGCTTAGATATGCTGTTTATACATATTTATTAAAGAAACTTTATTTAAAAGGAAATATAAGAGCAGCGGTTAAAGAGACTTAGCCGCTGCTACTATTTTATCCAACACTGAAAGCTTCGCCGGGTGAGAAATAGTTGTCTGTTTTTTAGCTTTGGTTGTTAATTCCAATAGTTTAATAGCATCCATATCAGAACTTTTATCTCTTGTTTGGTAAAGTTGTTTTTCATAAAACGTATCTAATAGAAAATTAGAAGTGTTTATTTTCTCACTGTCATTTCTTTTATCTATAAGAGACATTTTTAAATCACTTGTTTTTTTATTTCTTTTTTCCTCATAGGCTTCTTTAATTAATCTCCCCATAGCCTTGCTTGTTACTATTTTACAAGCTGTATTTAGGTCAAACTTTTTTTTCATAGCTGATTTAACTAACGTTTTAGCAAGTTTTTTATCCTCTAATTTTATCGCTAGGTAATCTTCTGTCGTAGTAGCTGCAGTTAACACAACAGTATCTTTGACATAGTTAAGAAGTTCTCTAGTAACTTCTGAAGGTTTAACAGGACAGCCTATAATATCCGATAAAATGTCCGAAAATAAATTATTGTAGAAATTTTTTACATCTTTATTCCTGGCTACTGCAGATGTATGGTTGCATAGTTTTTTATTAAGGTATTTGACTATAGTTGTTTTTTTAAGAGTCGTTCTATAATGTTTATACCTATCAGCCACAGCATCATACACTTTACCTTCCAACTTACCATCTTTAACAGATCTATAAGCATCTCTAACATACGGGCAAGCTGATTTAAATTCTTCCGACTTAAGAAACTCTCTAGTCTTTTTATAAGCATTATACATATTAAAATCACTGTTAGTTTTACCTTCGCTTCTACTACTTTTTTTCATAGCTTCTAACATATCGTAATCAGTAGGAGATTTTGAATAACTTTTTTTAGTAACAAAAGAAGTTTTTCTAGCTACTTCACTACCTGTTGTAGTTAAAGCTGTAGATTGAGTTTTATTTTTACCTATTAAAGAATTAGTTTTGTCAACTTCGTTATTTATAAATCCTAAATAATCTAATAATTCTAACGCCATCGCCTATCCTTTATAATATAATTTGGTATTTATAATTCACGAAATAAAAGATAGTTAACTGTATAGGGGTAAAATTACCCCTATACAGGTCAATAATTTTTAACATCGTGATTAACGGCTTTATTAACCCCTATGACTGATATATAGTTGTTTTTATTAGGATTTTTTTTAATAGTTTCTAAAAGTTCTTTATTTATATTAACTAGCTCTTTAAGTAGATTAACCATATCCACACTAGATTTATAAGTCTTGTTTAAAATCTCATTTCTAACTTCACTATTTTTAACCAATACATTTATAGTTTTACCAAAGTTGTCGAAACCTTCTCCGTAAACTTTATTAGAAACTTTTATTATATTTTCTGTAAAGTTTTTATCTTTTATTAAGTCAGACAATGATGATTTCTCTTGTTGTTTGTTAGAAGTTTTTTGTCTAGCTTTATTAACTTTAGTTTTAGCTAGCGTTTTAACAGTATCTTCAGTCGTTTCGTCGTTAGGTTTTGAGTTAACTCTTAGAAGATTTTCTTTAAGTCTAGCTCTGTCTACTTCTAGCAATGTAGCTACGATACGTTTAGCTCTGTCTCCTACTTGGTGATACCATTTACTCTTTATAAGTTCTTTAGCAGCTTCTGTATAGTTATCTTCTTTAATATAGTTAAGAGCCTTCTTAAATTTTAATAAACCGTCAACACCTAAATTAAAGGCCATGTTCACCAATTCTCTTTGGACTGGTTCTGGTTTAGAAGATAACCATGGTAGTCTTTTATAAAGATTTTTAGTAATGTTATTAAGGTCATACGCTAAAATAGAATATGCTTCCTCAGGTGTTATTAAATCTTTATCTTTACCTATAATCTTACTTAAAGGAACACCTCCAACTCTAGGGTCTAGCAAATGTCCCACACCTATAGTCCAGTAACCTAGTTTATCTTTATACTTAATAAGTCTCACACCCTCATCTCTTATAAGCTCGGATATAAGGGATTTTTTATCAAAACCTCCTACAGGTTTTATTTTATCTAGTATAGATTTTTTTATATCTAAATTAGATTTTATATTAAGATTATTTTCAGAGGTATTTATGGATTTTAATATCTCTTCAGCAGTTTTTCTTTCTGTTAAATAAATATCGTTGGGATTAAAATAACCATTCTTAACAGCAGCTCTATAGCTCTTATAATCGTACACCTTCTGTATATTTTCTTTATCTTTTAAATCGTTCAAAGTTTCATACTTTTCGTCTAAAACTTTATCAGCCGTCTCTTCGTCTAGATATTTAAAAACATCTATGCCGATATAATATTCAGAAATAGCAGTTGGCAAGCTCTGACCTTCCAGTATAACACGTTCTGCTATAAAGCCGGCATCCATAAGTAGCATAGCTTCTCCTACTACAGGAGCACCTCTTAAACTTATTTTAGCTAGAACTTTAGCAGCTATTTTAGGTGGTAATTTAGTTTTGGCTATATGTTTAATTTTACTTAAGAAAGACTTAATTTTACCTACTATACGTTTAGCGTAATTTTTTATTTTTTCTAATAAAGAAGGATTGTTTCTTACTTTTTCAGCTACTTCTTCTGGTAAATCGCCTACTTTAACTTTACTGCGAGTTTTACTTATAACTGTAGTTTTCCTATTAGTAGTTGTTAATATATTTCTTATTTTACTTCCTAATGTTGTTATACCTACTGTTAAAGATTTAGATAAAGATTTTATACTATCGACTACACTACTTAAAACGCTAGTAAGCTTATCTATATTTTTAAAAGGATACTTAACTACATCTATTATTTTAGAAGACAGTGTGCTTATACCGGCAACTATACTTTTAGTAAACTTATTTTTAAAGAAAAAATCTCCTATTTTACCTATTACATTAAATATACCTTTAGAGATATTCCATACACCTCTAACAGGTCCTGTTAGTAGTTTTATACCATCTAATATTTTACTAGCTAACCATTTAATAGGCTTAACAATAAGCGTTGCTATAGTTCCGATTCCAGCTAATTTAACTAAAGACAATAATGAGTTATCGCTATCTTTATCTTCATCTTTATCCTCTTTTTTACTACTGTTAACTTCTGTTTTTTGTTTATCTTTTTTACCATAAAGTTTTTCACTACGTTCTTTCCAGTTACCGTCACGTTCACCATCACCGTCTTTGTCAAAAACAGAACTCACTTTTGGTTTAGTTTCGTTTATAGAAGTTTTTACTAATTGTTTAAGATATTCTTTAGCTTCTTCCATGTACTTAGTTAACGGTGATTCTGTAACTATATCTTTAATAATCTCAGTTGTTTCGTTTAAGTCGTATTCTCCTAACTTATTACCTATTTTGCTAAGTTTATTTTTATGTTTATCTTTTATTCTTACTAAAAGGTCTTCATCTTTTTCTTTTTTACTAATGTATAAACTATAAACAGCTTTAGTGTATTCTACTAACGCTGTTATAACATCTGTTATTTCTTTTCTAATATTAACTATTTCTTCTTCATTATCACTATTCAGAAGTAACTTATAGAGTCCTTTTAACTTTTTGAGATAATCTAAAATAGTATTTTTAACGTTGTTTTTATATCTGCCTGTATAATCGTTAAGTATATATGTTACTTTTTCAATTCCTCCATCTTTAGAAGCTATAGCTTCTAAATCTTTAGTAAACATCTCTATAATATTTTTGTCTTCTAAAGCATATATAAAACGTTTAAAATTACCTGCTAATTTATCAACAACTCCGTCTAAGCCTAGAAATTTAGCACCTAGCCTAAAAGCATGTTTAGAAGTTCTATAAGTTAGTTTACCTAGAAATGTATAAGTAGTTCTAGCTCCTTTAGATAAACCGAGTGTTGTTCTAATGTATGTATTACCAGCCATTTTGAGAACTTCTGGTAACGTGATGAAAGGTGGTTTAGTTTTTTCTAAAAACTCTAACCATTTTTCTTTTTCTTCGTCTGTTTCTAAAGCTTCTAATACTTGTTCAGAAGTTAAAAGACCTTTTTCCCAAGCTTTAAATAGTCTCCTATCCTTAATAGGTGGTTTTATCTTAGCTAATAGTCTGTGGTATTTTCTATTAACACCTCCGAATAAAAATTGTTTTAGAAACTTACCAGTTAATTTAGTAAAATCACCTATACCTCCAAATAACTCGGTGTAGAAAGTTTTAAGAAATTTAGCTTGTGTAACCATAGTGTCTTTAAAAGTTTTACCTGTGAAACGTAACAACGTCCAAATTGTAGGTAGTCTAAAATTACCATATTCGTCTATAAATAATTCTTTAGCATTAGTTATCACTTTACTAAATTCATCACTCCCTGCTCTTAAACCTGCGAAGAACGAACGTTTAACTCTACCTACACTTTTTTCTAGAAAAGTTGTGACCGGATTATCTATTATATTAGCTAAGGGTTTAGGTAAAGTTTTAACAAGGTAGCCTTTAAATTTTGTATATCCAGAAGCTACTCCTTCAGTAGCTTCATTAGTTATATCTATAACTGTATCTAATATACTTGTTTGTCCTTCTTCTATAATAGCGATATGAAGTTTTTGTAACTCTTCTATAGCGTTAGGTTCTTTTACAAATTCTTCCCATAATTTACCTGTAGGGTCTATAGTAAAGAAAACTAATTTGTAAGTATTATAAGCTTCTGCATAACTTTTAGGAAAAGGAAGTTTGACTAAAGCTATCTTTAATATTTTTTCTAAACCATCTTTATCTTCTAATATCTTTTTAAGCCTTTTACTTGTTTCTATTAGATTAGTAGATTTATCTTTAACTTTTGTAATAACAGATTTTAGATTATTAAATATTTTCTTAACATCCGATGTATTTATGTCGGTAACTTTCCTGTAAAGATTAGTGGTTTTATTAGACAAATTGTCTGTAATTTCTGAAAAATTAATTCCGAATAGTTTAAAACTATTATAATCTCTAATATCTGTAAAAACGTTATTATTTCCGAGGTTAAACTTATCTAGGACTTCCTGGTTATAAAATCTTGCTCTAGACAAATCTACTTTATGAGGATTAAATAAAGTTTCTATATTAGGCTTAAATTTATTAGCTAACTCGGATACGTTTTCGTATATTTCATTAACTTCTTCTTTAACTTTTTTAACAGGTTCGGTATCTTTTATTTCTTCTATTTTTTCACTAATACTTTTATATAAATCACTATTCTCTATACTTTCTGCGATTTCATTAACTTTGCTTTCTACTGTTTCTTTGGTTTCTTTTAGAAACTCATTATTTTCTATTAAATCATCGATAGTTTCTGTTACTAGATTAACAGTAGTATTAGTTAAGTCTTCTACATCTTTTTTAATAGTTTCAGTTATATTATCGCTCTCTTTTAGTTCTCTTATTTTCTCTTCGGCAACTTTAAAAGTATTGTTTACAAAAGTTTCTACATCTAGCTTTATTCTCTCAGTGTTTAAATTTAAATTAATGTTATTAAGATTACTCTCCACATAAGTTCTAAAATCGGAAATTGAATTTTCAACCGCGCTTCTGAAATTTGTTATAGAGTTATTTACATTTTCCGATAATATATTAAGGTTATTGAAAGGTAAATTTAAACTAGATATACTCTGAGCTTTATCTAGCAATGTTTCTATAAATAATTCTAGCGCTGTGTTGCTATCCTCTACACGTTTCGAAAACGTATCTAAATAGCTGTCTAATTTATTAAATTTTATTTCGTAATTATCCGTTAGTAATAAATTTTTATCTTTTTCAGGTTCGTCACAATTTAAACAAATCCTATCTCTTATACTATTCAATAATTCTACTATTCTACTGTTAAAGACTTCTAACTTATCTGTAACAACATTTTTAATAACTTTAGAAAGACTAAGAAAGAATGTTTTGTCTTTAAACTTAACTATAGCACTACTTACAAAACCGTTATGAGTTACCGGTTTGTTGTTTTTATTAGTAATTACAATATTGGTGTCTAATTTATCGTTAACAAACTCTACTTTTAAAGGTTTTTTGTTAATATATTTATTTCTAAAATCTAAAATTTTATCATCGTTTTTAAAGCTAAAATTGTTTACAAGTTCATTTTTTAATCTCTTTATTTCGTCTGTTTCTTTTAATAAAGGTAAGTTATATTCTGCTCTTACCTTATTAATCTCTTCTAGCTCTTTTAGTTTAAGTTCTAATGCTACTTCTTTTCTAAGTTTCGACTTTTCAGTCGGGATATTATCGATATCTATGTTATGTTCTAATTTATATTTGGTTTTAATATAGTTTTTAGCTTTTTTCTTAGCTTTTTCCAATTTATTTTTAAACTCGTTATATTTATCCCCTAATAATTCTCTTAATTCAAAATCTTCTAAATTCGGTTCGGTACTTGATTCACTTGTAGATAGTTTCTTTATAGCGCTCCTACCCTGTTTTACGTATAACTGTTTTAAAAAATTGGTATCTATGTGCGTTGCGTTATCTTTATTAACTATACTAAATTCTCTAGCTACATCTATAGCGCCTATTTTTTCAAGTTCTAATACATCTTTCTGGAACGTAACTGTAGAAGACGTTAGCGTACTTCTTAACATACCAGTTAAAGACTTTAATTTATCTATTTCATCGTCGGATAATTGTGATGTGGCTAGCTTTCTGAGTCTTACTTCCACTTTTTTACTAAGTTCTTTATCTGGTATATATGTATGTAAACCTTCTTCATACATGAAGAAAGGTGAAGGAGATTTACCATCCATTAAGTAATTAGCTAATGCATCTGTTAAAATTCTCATTTCTTTATCGGTAGGTGTGTACCCTAGAAGCGTTTTAAATATACTTTTATTGTAAAGGCGTTTATAAAACTGTGTAGGTTCTTCTCTAACTTTTTTACCAAAAGCTCTCTTAATTTCATAATGCGTTACGAATCTATTTCTATTAAAATCGAAATATACTAGATCTCTTTCATCTACCCTACGACTACCTTTTCTAATAGCTGTAACTTCTTGCAAAATTCTGCTAAGTAACCCAGGTATAACTTTTTCTACTGTAAGTTTAAATTTGTTATCTAGAGTTGTAGTTTTATTTAGATTTTCTGTTCTAACTATGTTTAGATTATTTATGCCAAATTCTTCTTCTCCTAATCCTTTAATAAAATTAGCTGTTCCTTCTAGTAATTTACCTCTTACTTTGTTAAAATAGCTAATAAACTTATTAGTATTCCTATCTTCATCTTCGGGATTCTCTTTTTTATATTTTTCTATAGCGTCTGCTATTCTTTTAACAGCTTTAGCAGGATCATCTTCTAATTTTCTTATGTCGCCTATGTATTTTCTAAGTTTCGAATCTTCGCTAGCTTTACTAATTAAATACTTGATAAGTTTTTCACTACCTGACTCTATAGCAGTAGATAAACCAAATTCTAGCAACATTTGTTCTTTAGAATAACCAAACTCCTCACCCATTGATATTATATCTTTTATAGATGATATAGTATCTGTTATTTGCTCGTTAGCAGATAAGAAATCATATACTTTATCTTTAATCAACCCGGTTATACGCTCGCCGATGTTTTTTACTAAAGAATTAGATTTAAATAACCCCATACCTCCTTCGACTAACGTTGTCATAATGCTCTGTTTTAAAAAATCACCCATTGAAGCTTTAGCAAAATCTGGTAAAGACGTATTATGCACAATAGCTTCAAATTTTTTATCAAATACTTCAAAACTTTTTTTAGTTACTATAAAAAGTTTAGATAGTAGCAATGTCTGTTTAATTTGTAGTTCTAAACTTCTTCTATAATACGGTAACTCAACAGCTGTTTTAAAATTGAGTAACTTCTCTAGATTAGTTACACCTATAGCAAGTAATTCATTAGTTTGTTTAGATATTAAAACGGATTCACGTTGTTGGATAGAGGCTGATAAATTTTCTAAACTAAATTTACTAAATAATTCAGCAACCTCCGATTTTATCTTTTCATCTTCGCTAGGTTCTTTGTTAACACTAGAACCAGTTACATCTTCTGGGCTATAAATCCATTCTTTTAATCTGTTTAAAGGTTCTGAAATAAAGTCCGGAGCTATGGATCCTAACGCACCTATAGTACCCGCAACAGTTTTTCTAACTCCAGTAGTGAATTCTTCTAAATTACTTATAGTTTCTTCTACGGCGCTTTCGCTAGTGTCTATTATAGAGCTTACATCACTTGGCAAGGCTCCCTTTAAACCTGATAATATATTTCTACTTATTTTGTTAACGTTTAAAAGTTCTTGTTCTACTACATTAGAAACACTTGCTTTAATTATACTTATAGGTTCGCCAGAATTAACATTTTCTGTCGTATCTATGTCTAAAGTAAGACTATCGCCTTCTTCTAAAATTTTATCTATTTCGTCAAAATTTAAATCTTTATCAAATTCCTCCATTTTAACCTCCTTAACCTTTGTTTACCTTTAAATCAGGTTCGTTCAACCCATATCCTATGATTTTTTCAAAAGTAAATAAAATAATTAAAGGATAAAAAATGTTTGAGTCTTTAGAATTGCTTAGAAAAATAGTAGAAGAAAAAGAAAAGTTAAAGAAAGTAAAAAATACTTACGTAAGCTTAGAAGATGCATCAGAGTTAAATAACAGCCAAATAGACGAAAACATAAAAGTAGAACCAATAGATCAACGGGAAGCCACTGTACCCAAACCATATAAAAGTTTTTGGGATCCTAATGAATTTGTACCGGTTAATTTAAATATACTAAAGGTTGACCCGGAAATAAACGAACTTATAGAAAAAGGAATTATAAAAGAAGTTAAAAGTAGGGAAATTTATAAACAAAATAGTAATGAGTTCGACCCAGAAGGCTTATTTTCGATAGAAATATTCGGAGACCCCGGTACTAGAGAAAGGATGGAAAGATTCGGTTATATAAATCTTAATTTAGATATTTTACATCCTAGAGCATATAAAGAACTAATAAACTTAAATACGTTATATAAAAGAGTATTAGAAGGTAAAGCTTATGTAATTTTTGACGAGAAAACTAAAGATTTTGTAGAAGTTACCAAAGTTGAAGGTGAGACAGGATATGAGGTTTTTTATAAATACTGGGATAAACTAGATTTTAAATTAACAGAAAGCCTTAAAAGGAAATTTAAAATAGATTTCCTTAAAAAATACAAACTTAAAGATTTAAAAGTAGATAAGTTTTTAGTCATGCCTGCTGGATTAAGAGATATTATTATAACTGAAACTGGTAAAGAAATGATGAATGAGATAAATAACTATTACATAGCGTTACTAAATGCAGCTAAAGGTGCACAAGCGTTTAAGAAAGACGGCTTCAGTAATGAATTCATAAACACGGTTAGAGTAAGATTACAAAGGATTGTACAGGAGATTTATGAATATATAAAAAACATGCTAGAGGGTAAATCTAAATTTCTTTTAGGTAAATATGCTAAAAGAAATTTATTATACGGAACAAGAAATGTTATTACGGCAGATCCCACAACTATAACTGATTTAGACGATCCATTAAATCCTACAATGTTAAGTACTAAAATCGGTGTATTTCAGTTTAGTAAAGCAGTGTTGCCTATAACTATTTACCAGCTAAGAACTAAATTTTTAGACAATAAAATAACACCTGAGTCGATTATTATTTCAGCTATTAATCCCAAAACTCTAAAATTAGAAAACATAGAAATAAGTGAAAAATTTAGAAACATGTTAGTTACAGATAGAGGTCTAGAAGATCTTATTAACAAAACACAGTACGACGATTTTAAAAATAGCCCATTAGTAGTTTTAGACAATAAACACAGGGAATATTATCTTTTTATGGTTGTTGATAAAGGCGATACTATAGAGGTAGTAGACGACCCAAGTATTGTCCCTAAGGAAGATAAAAAGTATTTAAGACCTCTAACACATGGTGAAGTGTTATTTTTAGCACTATTCGACGTAGCGCATAACTACCCTATTTACATTACAAGATATCCTGTTACAGGTTTTGGTTCTACAGATCCGGCTATACCATATCTTAAATCAACCGTAGAATCAAGAAGAGCAAAAGTAAAACTTCCATATAGTAATAAGTACAAACTAACCAACGAATATCCTATAATAGGAAAAAAATGGTATAACTCATTATCGGTTCCAGTTATTTATATTAAACCACTGGGGGGTGACTTCGATGGAGATAAAGTAAGTGCTAACGCTGTATGGAAAAAAGAATCAGTTAACGAAACTAAGAAATTACTTAACAGTGTGACATTTTTTATTAAACCTGAAGGCGATTTAGCCTTTAGCGCAGCTAATGAGACTAACGAGTATTTTCTTAAAGAATTTACAGAATAAAAAATATTAAAAGGAGTATCAATGCTTAACCTAATGGACTTTAATAAATTCTATTTCAAATACGGAATAAGAAAACTTGTTGACTTCTTAATTCCTAAAATCATAGACGCAGGCACGGTAATTTTTCCTTATTATACCACGTTAGCACACTATAGGCCTCTGGAAAATGACGAACCTTTAAACAAGTCTAACTACCCTACCAAAAAAGACCCATTATTACGTTTTATTACAAATACAGAACTTTATAACCAGTTAAAGTATATCAATCCTACGTTTAAGGAGTATAAAGAATTACGCATACCTGAGCTTAAAGTAATAAGAGAATTAAAAAAACAGTTTACAGATTTTCCTATAATAACAAGTCACGAGTTAGAGAGACTTTTAAGAAATACTCCTGAGAAACTTAAATTAGATAAATTACAACTTGTTTTTAACCTCATTAACAGAAATTACAAATATAAAGATAGACCTGTCGATACATTTTATAAATTTTACAATAGCTTTAAAACAGTGTTTGAAAAGATATTAGAAGTAGATAACATGTACAATAGTAAAAATAATCTTTATTATTTCCTACTAGTAGAAACGCCAGATATTCTACCACCTAAAGATAAGCTTTTATCATCTATTTACGATGGTTTAATACCAACCGTTAACGATTTAAAGCACTATTTTTTCAACTACGAGCTACTAACCATGCGGGAACTACTTAGGATACTAGATTATAGCTTAGCTAAAGAAGAGTCGGTTATTAAAAGTATACTAAGAGAAAAGGATCCCGGCGACCTACTAAATAGAATAATATTAAGTTTAAGAAATAAAGATAAAATAATGTTTTTATCATTAGGAGTATTGTTAAGCTATTCATCAAGTTACGATTTCCTATTTAACAGAGTTAAAATACCTGATAATAAACTTATGATTTATACATTTCTTTTATACCACAAAATACTTAAGTTCCCATCTTTTACCGCTGATGAGATAGATAAAAACAAACATCTAGATGTCTTAGGTAAGAAGATAGGACTAAACGATTTGGAAAAGAAAATAGAGTCCGTCGAAAGGAACTTAGAACAAAAACTTATAAAAAAAATTAAAGAAAATAATCCCAATACGGTAAAAAATCTAAAGGGTGATAAAACAAGCATAAACCCTGTTAAAAACGCTTTACCTACTAAACCCGAAAAAACCATAATACTTTCAGAAGATGACTTATCAGATGTCGATAAAATTATGAGCCAGACCGAAAAGATGATTTCAGACAACGATTTAACAGAACTATCTGAAGATATTAAAATAACTTATAGCAGGTATAATAAAGTAGGAAATTACAAGGAAGTAATGAACTATAAACCCACTCTTGTAGAAGAAGTTAATAATATTTTAGAGGAGTTGTTAGAAAACGATGTTATAGATAAAAAAAGATATAAAAAGTTAAAAGAGATGTTTAATAACTTTTTAGAAAAACCTAGCCCTTTCGGAGATGGTAAAAAAATAAAAGACTTATTAGTTATAGAAGATGATGAAGTAAATATAGAAAAAGACGATGTTAAATTACCTAAAACGAAAGTCCTTATAAATAACGATGAACCTACCAAAACAGTAGATACTATGCACGAAAAATATATCCAAAAAGTAATGAAAAAAGACTTTATAAGAACTATAGTCTCTTTAGCAAGAGCAGGGCTTATACCTAAGAAAATTACTACCGAAAGCAAAAAGACTATATTAGAAGAGAGTACTGAGTGGGATGTAGAAGTAAGCGATTTGGGTAGAAGAACGTTTAATATAAGATTTAAAACACCTGACATTTATAGTAATGGATTATTTAGGATGTCTACTCACACATACCGTATGAGAATGCAGATAACAGACTATCCTATTAAGAAGATAGACCCTAAAACAGTAGCTTTAAGTAGCGCTTACGGGAAAGCTTTTGTTAAAAAAGCTCCATATACTAAAAATGATAGAGGTTATAGTATATATAGAGAACTGAATAAACTAGTTAACACAGGATTTATTAAAAACTTAGTAGCCGGCTCTTTAAAACTTTTTGATATCGTTTTACCGGTAGACTATACCAACATAGCAAGATACGTTAAGTCCTATAAAACAAAAACAGGTTACTATTTCAGTTTCAATTTTCTCTTTAGAGAAGAATTATTAGAATATCTTAAACTAAAAAATATTGATTTAAACAAAATAGAACAAGTTACTAGAGACGATAAAGGGAACGAACATAGAAAATATGTATTATTAGGAAGTTATAAAGATAAAGAACCCGTATTAATGGATATGAACAACATAGTATATGTTTATAAAAATGGAAGATATATAGACGTTGGTGACATATTAGAATTAAGCGGAGTAGATAAAACCAAAATAAAAAATGAGTATAGTCTAGTAACTATACTTAATAAATTAGTACCAGTAGCATATTTATTAGCTTACTATATGGGATTAGAAAACATGTTGAAAAATTTAGATGTAAAATATGAAATACTAGAAGGTAAAAAAAATATAAAAGAACCTAACGCAGTTGTAGTCAAATTTAAGTTTAATACTTTGGTTATATATCCAGAGAATGCTTTACAACGGATGATAGTAGAAGGGTTTAGAGATTATGAGAAACACATTAAAAATTTAGATATATCTGTTCTCTATAATAGGAATAGTTTTAACGCTCTATTTAACGAAGTAGGTTTGAATTTAGCAGTAGTCACAGATATACAAGTGTTAGAAAATCTATTCGTAGACCCTGTTACAGAAGACGTATTAAAAAGAGATGGTTTACCTACCACTTTTGTAGGCTTGTTAATAAAAGCTTCCGAAATGCTTGTAACAGATTATTATATACATCCTACAGATTTTGAACATGGGTATAGACTTAGAAACTTTGAAAGGATACCACAATTCTTATACCAGATTATAGTGGATAATATTCGTAAGAAAAAAAGTGAAGAGTTTTTTGGTAGAAGTAGACTAACCATAGATAGATACCAGTTATGGAGAGAGATAAATACAGATAATACGAGTATTTTAGTGGATGACTTAAATCCTATAGTGGAAATGAAGCAAAATGAAGACGTTACATTCTTAGGTAAAGGTGGTAGAGCTAAAGAGAGTATGAGTAAAGTTACTAGAATGTTCCACAAATCTATGCTAGGTGTTATATCGGAAGCCGCTAAAGATAACGGAGACGTTGGTATTTCGGCTTACTTAACTAACAGTCCACTTATTAAAAACCTAAGAGGAGTTAAAGATAGGGATATAAAATTTAAGGACATGAAGTGGTCTAATATAGTTTCAACTAGTGCACTTATAGCTCCTTTTATCGCTTACGACGACCCTAAAAGGGTAACATATAACAACATTATGAACTCGCATATAGTTCCTATTAAAAAACCAAAAGTTTATCCTATAAGAACTGGATATGAATCCATCATACCTTTTAGAACGAGTAAAGGATTTGTAGGTATAGCTGAGGGCGAAGGCACTGTTAAAGATGTTAGACCTAATGAGATAGTAGTAGAATATAGAGATAAGACACTAGGTAAAAAGTCTTATAAATTTTATAACTGGACTAGTAAAGAAGAAGCTAACACAACTTATCTACACGTCCTAGTACCTAATGTTAAAAAAGGTGACAAGGTATCTGAAGGTGATTGTTTATATTACGATAAAGGATATTTCGAACCAGACCTATTCGACCCTAAAAAAGTTATATACAGGGCAGGAACTGTAGCTAATGTAGCATTTAACGAAATACAAGAAACTTGGGAAGACGCAGGTATGATAAGTAAAAAACTAGCCGATGAAACAACTATGGATTATGTAAAAGTAAGAGATGTTATTATAAACGCATCCGATAACGTCTACAAAGTAGTTAAACCAGGACAAGAGGTAAAAGGAACTACACCTTTATTTATCCTAACAACTGGTATAGAAGATTTCGGAGACGAGATAGATGAAAAAACTTTAGAACTACTAACAACATACTTAAGCAGTTCTCCTAAAGCTAAATATGAAGGCGTAATTATCAAGATACAAGTTTTTTACAATTGCGATAAAAAAGATTTATCACCAACTCTTAGAAAATTAGTTAACGAAACTAAAAATTTTAACTATATAAAAGAAACAGGCGAAACATATGACAGTAAGGTAGATAGTTCATACTCTGTAAGAGGTAAGCCGTTAGAGGAAGGAAAAGTACATATTAAGTTTTATATTAAGATAAACGCCGATATGGGTACAGGTGATAAAGGAGTATTCGCTAACCAGCTTAAAACAACTATTACCACGGTATATGATTACCCTATAGTAAACGAAAGCGGTGAAAATATAGATGCGTTATTCAGTTACAAGGGCGTTAGTGCTAGGATAGTATCTAGTACCGATTTAATGGGAACTAGCGCTAAGATATTAGAATTGATAGGTAAAAAAGCTGTAGAACTTTATAAAGGAAAATAATCCTTATACGGGATACATACACGTATCCCGTATAAGTAAATTTATCTCTATTTTATTTTAACCATATATATTAAATATGGTGTAGAGCGGTTTTATTAAGCGCCAGTTGATGAAAAAACAAAAAAACATAAAAGGAGTAAGCATGAAAGAAATAAGCATGAATAAAGAAAAAAATTTAAAATTTAAAACTTCCGAGCTAGTATTACAGTTATTGGAAAAGTGGTTTTTAGTAGGCAAAGGGAGAAGTAATATTATAAAACTTCTAGAAGACGACAAAGACCTATACCATAAACTAAAAAAAATAGTTTCATTACTAGACGAAAGAGAACCGTTTAGACATAAAAGAGAATTGTTACAGAATATCTATAGGATAAATGGGGTTATCTTTTTGGGTTTGATTATATCGGGTGTTCTTATAGAAAAAGGACTTCATGAAAAGAGAGGCTACCCATTCTTAATTAACACAGATGATGGTGAAAATCTATCCTATAAAATTATAGATTTAGAATCATTTATAAATTCAGTTTTAACGTTAGTAGGCGATATAGAGCCACTAGACGAAATAGAAACTAGTCTAGAAATATTAGTTATAAACCCTATAGATGAATATAAAAGCTTTAAAAGTAGCTCTTTTATAATAAACGGAGGGTGTGTTAATACTATTGAAAATAGACTAAACAGTGGGTTTACTATAGGTGCAGATATAGATAAATTCTATAAAAAGAATTTTCCATTTATCTTAACCGAAATGTTTACTAGAAAAGAATTTCGTAGTCTAATAAAACTAATCCTTAAAACTATAACTTTTACATTAACAAGAAGAGATAAACTAAAACTATTTAACGATCTAGTTATAAACAAATTTTTAGAATTAGGTAAAGGTGTTGATTTAGTAGGCATAAATTTAACTTTAATAGACGAATATAACAATAACATCTATTTGCACCATTTTGACATCGCAATACCGGGACCTTTACCTGAGTCGGTAGCTAAAGACAATTGTGAATTAGTTAAAAAAGAGTTATTTACTTTATTTACAAATTTTACAGAAGTCTACATCTAATAATCTAAAAAGGAGGAGAAAAAATGAAAAAATTAATAAACATAATTCTAATCTTTATGTTTCTAGTATCGCTCGTGGCGATACCTTTAGCTTATAGTTACATTATACACAAAAGTCAGAAAGAGATCAATACTTTTATAGACTTCGTAAACGAGAAAACTGAAGACTTAAATTTTACTTTAGAAAAAAATAATGAAACTAGTTATAACAATTATAACAATACCCAACATGATATAGAAAAAGATTACTTAGCTAGTTTAAAAGATAAAGCTTTAGAAGAAGTAGAAGATATTAGCGCATATAGACCTATACCTAATAATCTAAGAAGTTACTACAGGGACTTAGAAAACATCATGGAGAACCCAGAGAAAAGGAACTTGATTATTAAACTTTACAGAAGATGTAAACTAGACGGGTTTGAGTATAGCTGCGTAGCTATAGCATGGAAAGAAAGTCGTTTTATGGAATATGTAGTTAATTATACTCACGACTACGGGCTTATGGGGATTAATATAAACTATTTAGTAAAAGAGCTAAGACAGGAAGGTATTAGAATAGGTAAGTACAGTAAACTGCGATTAATAACTAGATTAATTATGGATATAGATTATAACATAGATAAGGCTATAACTAATCTACATTATTGGAAGAGAGTTAGGAAGGGTGATTGGTTAAAGATATGGGCTAGTTACAACGGTGGTTGGAAGATGAACTTTAAGTATGCTAGAGACATTAAAAAGCGTATCAGTGCTTTTAAATTATATTTATATAAGCACCCTCTATTAGCAGAGTTGTTAAATAGCAGTGAAAGAATTAGGCTAGCTGAAAACAGATAAGGGTATAGTCGTTACCCTTATCTGTATATTAAGTTAGTTTTCTTTTCTTTTCTTTTTCACTTATACATTACATAGATACAAAAAATAAAAAATAACCCCAGAGGGAGGGCTGCCTCCCCTCACGGACACCCGTTGCTAGTTGGGTGTCCGTTTAGAGCCCTTAAGAGAGGGTAGTAGGGGGAGGAGAGGGTGTAGTAAAAAGTGTCCTCCCTCTGGGATAAAAAAGGGTGAAAAATGAGAATGAGAAGAAATAAAGTAATAAAAAGATTTAAAGATTTTGATCTGGAGTCTTATCATGTTAAGACTCCAGAAACTCTAGTTGTCGGCATGACAACTAGAGTCGAGTTGATAGATGATCTCTATAGAGAAGCTCTATCGCTTCTCTATAGAAAAGCAAAAGCACTAGACAAAACCCTTTACTGGGAAGAAGCTGAGGCTTTACTCAGCTTCTTCCCAGATAACGTCGTCGAAGAGATATGTAAATATCTCTTCGACGATGGGTACTCAGGACTCGATGTATCTAGTTTATCAGAGTCCTGGGTGGACGACATGCTAGAGGATATAAGGGAGATTATATTAAGAGAAGCTAGAAAAAAAGGGAGGTATAGAAAAGCTAAAGAGCTAGGCGTTGCTAGACCAGACCTAGCTAAATATTACAATATAGACCCTAGAGCATTTCTAGAGGTTGACAAATTGATGAATAAAAAAGGTCTAGATCCGAAAGAGTCTTATGACTCTTTCGGATTATGGGGACTATGCCCTGACAATATAACCAGGGCTTGGTTCGGAAACGGCGCTAGACCAGGGGGAAAATTTACCCTCTGGGTAAATAGCGCCACCAGCCATTTCAAAAAATATGGGAGGGCTGATGAGTTCTGCCCTCCTTTTCCTAGACGCGAAGAAAGTACCTCAGTTTATATGTGTCGTTTAAGAGTAGCAGAAACGGCACATGACTGGGGAATTGATTTAAATCTTTTCCCAAGGAATGGGGACTTGCGCCCTAAAGAAATTATAAGGTTAGGGCATATGACCAAGCCTAGTATTTATTATGCCCTAACCAATTGTCTAGACGAAGAGAGAAATGAAATAATGTGGGAGAAACTTAGCCAATGGTTAAGACTAGATAAAAGAGAGAAAGCTAAGTTTCTTCCGTTTAAACTAGCATGGTCGATGCTTTTCAAAAGAAAAACCCCGGAAGGGTTAGGGAACAAAGATCCTAACCCTGGATACCTAGACAGAGTCGGGGTGAAATCTTTTAGAAAACTTATGAAAATCGTCCGCGAGGAATCTGCGGACGAATCTTCTTTAGCGGCCAACACAAAGGCCGCTTACCACCTCTCTATAGTTTTTAGAGATATAGGGACAATAGAGAGGTGGATAAAATTACTATCTAGACAAAACACAACGAATATTACTGCTGTTACCATCCACGACGCATTCGTGGATGGTAACAAGTTTGTTAATCTAGACTTTAAAAAAGAATGGATAAATTTCCTCCTCAAATTCCCAGAAGCTAGAAAATTGATAGGATACTTTAAGGGGTTTGAGGAGGAATATAAAAGATCCGCTAGGAAAATAGCGGAACTAGAAGAGTTTGCAACTTTAAGAGAGTATGGAAATATCAGACTCCCAGAAGTTGCAAAAATAGCAGCAGAACTAGACTTAGACGAGGAAGAATTCCGCGATTATGAAAAATTCTTCCTCAAAAATAGAAAGAAAAGCTACACGATGTTACCTCACGTCGTGGTAAAACTAGAGGACTATACGTTTAGAAAGCTAGACGACCACGACGTGAGGGGCCCATTCTTGGGTCTCTACACAGATTGCTGTCAGCATTTACACAACGCTGGTAGCAGCTGTGCGAAAGCCGGGTGGAGAGACCCAGAATCGGGCTTCTACATTATTGAAAAAGGAGGGGAGATAATAGCCCAGTCATGGGCTTGGAGAGGCAGAGACGGAGAGCTCTGCTTCGACAGCATAGAGGGTCTGGGCGGCGTTAACGTTGAGAAAATAGCCGCCCTATATAAAGAAGCCGCTAGACAATTATTAGGAATACTCGGTATCACCAGAGTAACAGTAGGTGATACCGAGTATGGCTTAACGCCAGAAGTTAGAAAAATTCTAGACGGGCGTCCGTGTACTCCAGCTAAAATGATTAAAAAAGTTAAGTACACGGACGCAGAAGAACAATGGCTTCTGGCGTCCAACGACTAGACAACCCTCTAGACAACCTCCCCTCCTTTTTTCTTTTTTATTTTGTCTTAACGCTTGTGTTATTCTCAACACTTTGATAAAAATTAAATTTAACTATCTCTGGATATCTATACGTGCAATTAAAACACTGCTTAATAGTAACTGATTCAATCTTTGCATTCTTAATAAGTTCTAATAATGTTTTAGGGAATATCTTACTATTAACGCATTCTACTTCTGTTAAAAGTTTAGAGTCTTTAATACCTGTGTAATCGTACCTCATGCCACAAACGAATGTACCAAAATCTGTATGAAATAACAAAGGTTTATGGATTTCATACGTATAGTTAATTTTACCATATACGGTATTGTTTCTCATAACTGTTAAGTTTTTATCATTGTTAACTATAATATTATCTTCAACATGCGTAGAAATGTTACTAGTATGCGATTTATGGCCATAGTTACTAATATAATAATCACGAAAAATTGACGACGCGAAAATTAAAATAAAAAGAAAAATTAAAGTACCTCCAAGTATGAAAAACCATTTAAGTATTTTACTCATTCTATCCATTGTGCACCTCCTAAAATAGAAATTAAACTAATTATTTTTATTTACTCGTTTGTGTCTAATAAACCACTTATACACCATTCTAGAAATTCTCTTTTAAATTTTAACTCACTTTCATACTTCGCTATTTTATTTTCAACTAGAGAAATTTCTTTACTTATGTCGACCATTTCTAGTTTTACTTTATTCATTTTTCTTCTAATTTTGTTTAGTTTACTTCTCAGCTTTTTACAACATTTACAATCATTTTTCTTTCCACAGTTTAGCAACTTATAAGTTACCTTAACATGTATAAAGGTTCCTCTATATCTTCTATATTCTAGTTCTTTCTTTAGCATAACTTCTTTAAGACTAACCAAAACGTCCTCTAATCTCTTAATAAGATCCTCTAGTTCTTTAATAGAAGCTTTGCAATAATTTCCTTTGTTTTCATTTTTAACTTTCCTCAATTCTGTAAAAATAAGTTCTATACTTCGCATAATGATCTCCTTAACCGTTTTTTTTATTTACAGCAACTAAACACACATATTGTTCAATTACTGTTCAACTATAATTTTGCTTAGAAAAAAATTGTTATCTAACTTTAACCCACGTATAGAACCTTTAGAGACTATAAAACATTAAGCAACTATTTAAGCATTTACACGACATAAATTAACCTCGGTTAAAAAAAGAAAGAAAAGAAGAAAGAAAAAGAAAAAAAGGAAAAAGAGAAGAGAAAAAAAGAGAAAAAACAAAGAAAAGATTTTCCCTCCCCCCCTAGGTCCCCTCCCTCTCTCTCCTAAAACCTCTCTCTCCCTCCCCCCTACCCCCCTCGGCTGGTCCTGCGTCCCAGCCTCGCCGCTCGCAAGCGGTGAGAGGCTTCTTGGGAGCTCGCGGCCACCCTTTTTCAAAAGAAAAAAAAAAGAGAAAAAAAGAGAAGAGAAAAAGGAAAAAAAGAAAAAGAAAGAAGAAAAGAAAGAAAAAAATATAAAAAAGTAAATAAAGAGTATAAAAATAAAAAAAATTAGAAGATACTCTTTATTTACTTTTGATTAGAGTTTTTATAAGGTAAAATTCTAAATGTTTATAACTCCTTTTTAAAAACCGTTTATTAGCTAAAATCTTTTAAAAGATTTTAGCATAAAGGTTAAATAACTTTTAATAAACATTTAGAATACTTTAATTTTTAATTTAAATTAAAGTTTTTACTTAGGTTATTTTAACGATAGAAGTAGTTAGTTGTTTACTGAGAACAGAAGAGTAACAGAGTAGAACTCTTAGTTACTCTTCTGTTCCTACAAAACAAGCTAACTACTTCTATCTTACTATAGAGTTTTACACTCTATAGTAGATAAAAATAACCTAAGTTTAAGTTAAGGTTATGTAATCGATTAAGTAAAAAGTTAACATAGGGTTTATCCCCCTTGTTATGTTCGGACCCTTCAAAGGTTCAGGTTGGGTTGAGGATTAGTTAAACCATTTGAGAAGGAGGAAAAAGATGTATCTGTGGAGGTTTTTAAGAGTTGTAGTTTTTGTAGTTGTTTTGTTAGCTTTTTATCTAGGTAATGAGTTAGAGGCTAAAAGTATAGATAGCCATGTTAGGTTAGTAGGGAGGTGTGTTATAAGTGAAGATTTTGGTAAATACGTAACTGACTTTAGGAAAGGGTTAGTTTGCAAGAGAGCCTTAGGGTTTATGGAGTATGTAGATGTTTACCAAGTTAACAAAGTAATGGTTGATGTTATGGTTAAAGATAAATTCCCTGATATTATAATAGGACCTATGGGCCTATACCTAGATAATAAAAACTATAAAGCTATGAGTTCTCTCATATGCGTTGTAACTAAAGGGTACGAGGTTAAATACTTTGTCGTATATGTTAGAAGTAAACTAGTTAACAGTATACCTGTTAAGAGTGTTAGGAAAGCATTAGCGCCAGTATGCGTTAACTTACGTGATATTAAATAGTTAAGACTTTGATAAATTTGATAAAGGAGTATACATGACTGGATTAGGATTTAGATTAAAAGAGAAGAAAAATAATGTATCTGAGGTAAGGGGTTTACTTAACGATACTGAAAATAGGAAGTTAATAGACACGCAGATAAAATTAGCTCACGAAGCTACAAGATATGTAAAAGAACGACTTGGTATGGGCAGAGGTGAATCGTTTTTTTATCTTACTGAAGATTTAGGGTTGAGTATATTAGGAGATTTTTATAGTAGGTTATACCACGCAACTAGTCTTACTAACCCTAATGCTGAGTTAAAAGGTAAAATAGTACCTAAGTTGGATAGTTTTATAAGTTATATTAAAGATAATGTTAAAGATGTATTCGGAGAAGTGTACTTACCGGATATTAACGAAGATAATTTATTCGAGCCTTACTATAACGAGATAAAACATTATTACGATATTAAAAATAATGAGTATATTAAATTACTTATTAGTTTTAAAGATAGGCAGAGAGCTAATAAAAATGAGGATAAATTATCGGTAGAGGATATAGTTAATATAGCTACTTATGATATAAACGAGTTTACATACTTGTTTAAAGATAGTGAATATGTTACTTTAGATGGTGTAAAAGGGCTATTTAAGACTATTAACTATAAGGATATTTTAGATGTTTATAAACTACTCTATAGTAAGAAGCCATCGATTATGGACATACTTTCTAGCGTGGAATTAAATAGAGTTTTAGAGAGTGTCGATTTAGAAAACAATCTAGAACTTAATAAAATTATGGATGAGTTGGTTACAAACGTTGTTGATACTAATTTTGAAATAGATTTTGATTTAGAATTAAATGTTCTCTTAGATAGTTTTTATAAGAGTTTTTTAAAAGAACCTGATAGCCCTTATAGAAAATGGTTAAAAGAGTTAGTAGATATATTTAAAACAAGCAAAAGTCTTTCACATTTGTTAGCGTTAACTAAATCTAATGTAAAAGATAGACACTATCTTCTGGACTTATTAGGATATGTTATACTTTATCTTTACAAAAATTATCTCAATAACGAAGATGAAGTATTAGGAAAAACGATTTTAACGTATTTGATGGTGTTTGTAGAAGAGTTTAGAAGGTTAGAACTTAATTTAAATCTTGGTAGAGTAATTTCAAGTATAGAAGTTTCAGAAGTAAATGGTAGAGAGAGATTATTGGGCTTTATACATAAAGATGTTTATAACCAAATCATAAATAACGACACACCGTATACGATTAAACAATTAAGAGGGTTAATAATTAGGCTTATATTAAAAGCTTTGAATTCAGATGTTAAACGAGTCAAATACTTATTTAAAGACCTTAATACATTTTTAAATAAATTAGAAATGGAAGGTTTATTACCTTTAACTACAGACACTAGTTATAACTATATTAAGTATTTTAAAGCAAATGCTAAAATATTTGATTCACTAGTAGATGAAATAAACACAGTGTTTAATTTAACGGATATTAATCAAGAAGCTAGAAAACTTAGACTATATTATTATTATACGTTAGAAGAGTTTTACGGTAGAGAAATTATGTCTGAGTTACGGGAGGATATAGAGAGGTATTTAAATACGTTAAGTCTTAATGAACTAATAGACCCTGAGAATGTTTTTATCCACTTACTTAGTTATTTTATTTATAGAGAAACTAACCTTAAACATTTCGTTAACTTTATGGAAGAAGCTAAGAAATCTTCCTACGTAGATGACGTACCTGAACTATATGCATTATACGCTATATTTAAATTATACTTACTTTACCTTGTATCGCAGACTAGAATTATTTAATATTCGTATTATTAGACATCGCCATACAGGAGCTAAAATGCTCCTGTTTGGTAAAGACTCTTTGATTTTGTGATTTTTGTATTTAATTCGGAAGGAGCTTTTATGGAAAAGATAGATGTAACTAAACTTAAAAAAAATGAAAAACTTATTAGAAGTTATATATCTAAGAAAGATGGCAAATGGTATACTAAAGAACAACTACATATATTGTTTCCTAAAAAATATATAGATAAAGGTTTAACTATTTTAGATAACGTATCCTTAGTGTTTGGAGTAATTATGATAATGGACAATAAGTATAACTATGGTAAAATGTTATTACCTAACAGATTAGAAGTTATACCTAACGAAATTGATGAAGTGGAGGTAGAAGGTGAAAGATGGGTTAAGTTAACCATAGAGAAAGGAGAACCTTTTTTAGTTAAGGATAAAGTTGTTAAAAATACAGACTTTGTATTTAACGCTTACGATTTATTCCTTATGCAAGGTAAGGTCCCTTTTTTTGTTACGTATGAGGATATTTTAACTATTTTTACTAACCTCCCTAAATACACAGGTGGTAAAGTAGGTAAAGATCCTTTAATATTTGAGATACTTATAGCTATTATTACTAGGCACTTTAAAGAATTAACTAAAGAGTATAGAGAGGTAATTAAGACAGAAAAAGATGTAAATAAAATACCTTTTAAAGTTGTAGGACTTAAAAATCCGTATCTATCGTTTAGGTCTACGTATGGTAAGTTACTAGGAAGTTATTTCGAAGACGCTATGCTAGGAGCGCTATTATTCCCAGAAGATGAAGTAACAGATAGCGAATACGCGCTAAGAAAGTAATTTTTTATTTTAAATTTTTTTTCTCTACATATATTAAATAAGGAGAGTTAATCTCTCCACTCTTACAACATTAAATTAAAAATAAGGAGCGAGCATGATCAGAATTAAAGGCGTGAGCAATTTGGAAGAGTTGAAAGCTAAAATAGTTAAAAATGATGATAGTAGTGACAACAATAACAGTGAAGTAACTGTTAATAACAATAATAATGACACTATGACTAGAGGGAATAATGAAAAATTTCCACTTATAACAGGAGTGGAGAGAAAACCTAACGGAAGGGTTATTAGACTATACAGAAACCCTAATAACTTAGTTACAGTTGCGTTCTATCCAAATAGGAACGGAGATACTAGACATCCACTTATAGGAGAGATTGTTAAATTTGTAACAACTGATAGACTTAAATTTATTCCAGTTCTAGTAAAAAATCAAAATCATTTATTTACACATACTAGTAAGTATATGGCAGGTTTTGTATTAAAAACGGATGAAAAGAAAACTATAGTAGAAGTTATGCCTAGCATGCTATCAGATTTTCTATTCTGTTGTCCGAAGAAGTTTAACGAGGATATTTATGTAGAAAAGCTAAAAGACCTAGAAAGCTTAATTTTAGCAGATACTAGTGTTTATAATTATGTTAAAACTCTTAGATATAACAAAGACTATAAATTTAGTAACGTTATTTTAAGAGTTAAATTTAAAGAAGCTAGTGACTTAATTAAACCTGTTATTCAATTACTAGACGCATTTATGTTTAAAGCTAGAGCTAATAGATATTATTTAAACAAAGTTAGAGAAGGTAAAACGCGCCCGGTGGTACCTGCTGAATACATTTATCTAGGAAGCGATAATGGTTATGAACTGACATCTGAAAATAACACAGGTATGCCTTTTGAAGGTGAAATTCCACTAGACGAAGGAGAAGAAATTCCACAAGAAGTTCTAGAACAATTGAAACAATTGAACGAAAGCAGTAACGATAATATTGATAAAACTCTAGAAAGTTCAGATACTGCCGAGTCTTCTAGAGGCTAGAGAGGATAAATAAATATCAACATCCTTACCCAGGGTATGATTTATACCCTGGGTAGTTAATTATTGTTTTGTTGTTTTAATATTTCACATACTAAAAAATAAATACTAAAGGAGAAATCATGAGAGAAAATAATAATTTTTTTACACCAGTAACAAGTGATAAATGTGAAGTTTGTGTTAAAAAAACAGGTACAGGATGTTGCGATACATATCCGTTCTTCACAGAAGATGAATTGGGTAGATTGATGTTTGAAACTGATGTTTTAAAACAGAATCATAACTTAACCTTAAGTAGGGTTATGGATGGATATTACATTTTAGTTCCTAATAACGATCCTGATATTAATAAGGGTTATGTAGATTTAACTAAACCTAAGAAATGTCCATTTTTAAAGAATAATAAATGTGTTATTTATGATTATAGACCTAGTACTTGCAAAGATTTTGGAACTAGTTATCCTTGTCCTATGTTTTCTCTATCTAAAGAAGAGTTAAACGCTAAATCTAACGAAGAAGTGAAAGCTATCTATGAAGATAACAGTAAACTGCTGAAACCTTTATGGGTTTCAACAGCTTTAAAAGATAAAGTCAATGCTAATAACAAACTGAAAATCGTAATGTTTACTAAATTTTTACCTAAAATTTATCCCTATAATAGAAAACTAATGAAATGCATAAGAGATGATTTGTTGTTGTATCTAATTGTTAATAATATAAATAATATTGTAGAGGAACAGTCTGATAATGATTTTTTTAGTTATAAGAAAAGTTACAAGTTAGTTATCAACACTAACGGAAGAATAAGTTCTGTTCTTTTATACGTCGTAAAAGCTAAAAATGAAAATCTTGTTAGCTTAGAAAAAGCTTACAATTACCTAGAAAGAAAATTTATACTGAAAGATAGTTTATACATAAATAATGTGTTAGTACCTAAATTACAGGGTATTATAAAGGGGTTAAGTGTTCCTGAATTAAATATTTCAGCTGAGGAATATAACCTTTATTTATCCTATTTAATACTAGAAAAATATAAATACGATTTTAACAATAAGTGTTATAAAGAACTTCCTGTTACGGAAGATGATTTATTCGCAACTAAGAAGTATATCCTTAGAAGATTGACAGGTGGAAAAGATATTAAAGTATGGGAAGCGTTCGATGTTGACGTTTATAGAAAACTGCATGAATTTATAGAAAAACTTTACAGAAAAGTAAATGAGTTAAGGGTATATTAATCGTCACATAAGGTAGGTAAAACCTACCTTATGTGGCTGATCAAAACTTTCTTTTTTTGTTGTAAACGGTATGACGTTAAAACCTGTGTTATATGATTAATTATTAATATAGTAAACATTATGATAATTATGTATAGAAAAGGAGGGTAATGTGTATGGTATACTTAATAAGAAAATACCAGCTATTGCTAAACAGTTAAAAATAGAAAAAACGCCTATAAAAGAAGATGCGGGTTATAGAGTATTGTTAGGAGCTTTTAATACATATAACATAAAAGGAGAATTTTATAGATTAGACGACCCTGACAGATTACTTAACGATAAAACACTTTTAGCGGATAGATATAAAAATGGTCTATTAAAGAGCGAATGGGATCATCCAGATGTTAGTGGATTACCTCCTGAAGCTGCTAGGGAGAGATATCTTTATATAGATCCTAACAGAACTTGTAACCAAATAACTAAAGTAGAATTTTTTACTACTAATATTAAGGAGGAAGGTTGGGATTTACCTATTATATTGGTAATAGGATGGGTAGTACCTATCCCTGTTTTTGGAGATAAATTGGAGCAACTGTTAAAAGATCCTAACATCAATGTAGCTTATTCGGTTAGGGTTATTAATCTAAAACCTAAACTTATTAACGGGATAAAAGTAAAAGATGTTTTAGACGTTATAACATGGGATTACGTGAGTGAACCTGGTATATACACTTCTACTCAGTGGATGGCTGGGGGGCTAAAACCTAGGTCTAGCGAAGTATCTTCAGAAGGCTTATGTATAGATGGAAGATGTCCTATAACTAGAAGTAAATCATCTGTATCTACTGAGTCTGTTTTAAATACGGACGATAGTAACGAAACTATTAAAAAATATAAAGAAATAATAGATAGAGAACTTAGAAAAAGAGGCTCTGCATTTTCTGAATGGGTTATCTGAATAAATTATTAGACACTACTAAATAGAAAGGAGTACTTCATGCTTATTAGAGCTTATAAAGACGGTTGTAATATTTTTGTAACGGTTAATAAGAATGAACAAGAGAATAAGTGGTATATAGAAAATGTTAACATACATCCTGCCAATACTAAAGACAATACATTAGATAGAAATTTAGATTTTAATGGCTTAATTCTAGAAATAACTGTAAATAAATTAAAGGAACTATTAGTAAAAAATGAAGTTTCGGTAGAGTTTAAAGAAAACGATATTATAGATAAAGCTCTTGAAAAAACTGTATGTTTTAACGATAAGTAATTTAAGTGTTATTAGAAGTGTAATAGTAAAACCGTTAGGGATGTCGACATCCCTAACGGTGTATCTCTAATATTTTTTGGTTAAAGATTACTTAAGTGTGGTAAAAACTCTAAAATAGTTTTTACTAAAAAATAACGTAAGGAGTGAGTATGGCTATAGAAGTAAATCTTATAGAAGACACTAACCCGGACCAGCTAACAGGTTATTTATTAACAGGGGGCGTCAGTTACGACGCTTTACAAATAGTTAAAAATAGTTTCAGTAACTTTATTTCAAACGTAGGCGATATGTCTAGTCAATTTCTTAATATAGTTAAAGATAGATTTAATAACCTGACTGATTTGAATGTCATTAAGACTATTAATGAGAAAGTCTCTAATGTAGTCAATATGGTTGTCAACACTATAGATGATGTTAAAATTATTAAAGGTGTAGTTAACGTAAATGAAAGTAATTACAGGTATATAGACGAACAAATGAAGAAGTTTATAACTGTTAACCCTAAATTTCTAGAACTTTATTCTAGAAACGAAATGTCTTTATATGGAGGTATGTATGTGGATTATATACTAACTGATGAAGACTTAAGGATATTAAATAAAGAGTATAGGCAAGTAGTAGAAGGAGTAATAAACTTACATCAAAGGGACGGTGAAAAATACACTCTTGTAGATTGCTATAAAGACTATATACCTCTTTCAATAAGTGAGAAGTTAAGGATACTAGAGTCATGGGAGACTATAGAGAAAAACATTTATGAACTAGACATGACAGATATAGAAGACGAGGTACTTAATGAAATTCAAGAGCGACAAAGCTACTAGGTAAAATAGAAAGTAAGTAGATGGGTGATAATATCACCCATCTACTATTTTTTTATTTAGTTCGTATTAAATAAATTTAAATTTTTTCAATTTTTTTATTATTCTCATTTCAGACAACATAGCGTCTATATTAAGATTTTTTATTATAGTCGTGTCTAAACGTTTCTGTAACTGTTTTATTTTATTATAGTATTTTAAAGCTATAAGGGTATTATCAGTATTATTAAGCAACGATATATAGTGTTCGATTTGTCTTCTTAATTCATATTGTACTTTAATATAGTTCTTATCTAAATCACTGTTAACACTTAATTCCAAATCTGTTATATCGTTAAGAACATAATTAACGTTCCAGCCGTAAAGTTGTTTATTATTAGCGTATTGTAAAAACCACCAACCTAATAACCAAGCTATAACTAAATCGTCGTGACCGCCTTCTTCGTGGTCTACCCTACCGTTTCTGATGGTTAGACTGTTCAATTGTTCTATCAGATCTACGTCATAAACTTTATTTCCGGAGTATTTAACAGATGCTTTTAACACATTTCCGTATAAAAAGCTTCTACTAGTTTTACCGCTTCCGGATGTAGCGTAACCAAACTGTCTTTTAAATTTAGTTATGATATCTAACCCTATCCAGTCTTTTCTAACTATTTTCTCCATAAAGGGATTTTTATCTATTTCATCCACAACCCAGTTGAAAATTCTGTTAAATGGATTTAAACCTTCATTAACCATGAATTTAAACATGTTATCTAAGATAGCTACGCCGCTACTTTTGCGCTCAGGTATTAGAACAGCTTTGGGATACTTTATAAGTAAATCTACTAGAAAGTCTGCAAAAAGAGATAAGTTAGTTTCGTTGTACTTACCCACACCAACTACACTACCATCGCTTGCTCTCCTTATAACTAGACCTATATCATCATTTTTATCCCCTAAAGCGTCACTAGTATCTAAACCTATAACTAGTTGCTCTTTAGTTAAACTTTTTAGTTCGTGTTTATCTACGTAGTAATTAATAACATAACCATTTTTTTCAACCTCTGTTACTTTATCAAATTTCTTAGACTCTTGTATTATTTCTAAGAATTTTTTGTCTATAGGAGAATTTGAAGAACCAGATATCCACATGTTAAAAAAGTCAGATTTAGCGTTTTCTCCGGTATTAATAGATTCTTCCATCCTTTTTTTAGCCCATTTATCGTCATAACCTAACTGTCTGTAGTTAAATTCAGCTACTACTATTTTCCATCTTCTTTTATTTTTATCTAAGAGATCTTCTAACTCTTCTCTATTTTTTAAATCGTAAAATGTCTCGCTAAATTTTATTCCATCCTTATATATTTCATAAGCAAATCTACCCTCTCTAGTATTGAGTTTACCAGGAGTTGTAGTAAATGCTGTATAGTAAGGAGAACCCATTTGAGCTGCTATTTCTCTAGCAGCTGTAGAAGCTGTTAAAAGAACAGGTAGTGTTATATCTATATTTCTAACATAACCGAACTCGTCTATATGTACGATAGGTGTAGTCATACCTCTACCTAAGTTATCTGCTGCTTTTTTATCCATTTGACCGACGTAGAAGTTTATACTATTACCAAGTTTTCTAAATGTTATCCTCTCACTATTTTTAACGTCCTTTTTGCTTAACATTATCATATATTCAGGAAGTGCTTCTACATACAATTTTACGTCTTGACTTGTTCTTACTCTAAGAGTATCATCTTTGGTAAGATGTGAAATATTAGTTCTTGTAGCTCCTGTATTGCCAAAGTATGACTCTAAATTAACTGTACCGGCTGTTTTACCTGTTTGTCTAGGTCTTATAGCGTAAACGGTAATATGGTTAAAAGCTAACCAATAATAAGCTAATATCCCACGATCAAGCTTAAACATAAGATCCACAGCACCTGCAGGTGCCGGGATTCTACTTACTTCTCTAAAATAGTACCAAGGATTTAATTTAGACTCTATAGCTATTAAATCTTTAGTTTCATCGTCTAAGTCTGGATCATGTGGGTCGACGTCTTTTAATTTAGGGTTTAGTATAGACAAAAAAAATGCATGATTTTTTATACCCATTTTCTTTAATATCCCGGCTGTTCTTAGCCAGGTTTTATTTTTAGTTTGTATATGTACGTCTGCTAAAGGATACTTGAACCAATCTTCCATAAAAAGTATCATAGTTATTCCTTTTTATCTATCTCCAAACTTAACAGAAATACATATATAACAAACCCTAAACTTAATGTAACTAACATCCATTCAGTTTTTTTTCTTAAACAAGCTTTAGCGTATTCCCTTAGTTTTTTCTTAGTGTTTACTACTAATGGGTCTGATACTTTACTACCTCTCCAATATTCTCTCAGTTGTATAACTGCTGTAGGGACTTTAGTCTTATCTCTAAAGTTTATTCCTTTTCTTTGTAAATATTTATAACTAGCTACTAATATATCTTCTAAGATTTTATATCTCTCTTCAGGTTTTATAAAATTATCATCAGTCATGCATTTTAGAAATTTAACTAAGTTATGTTCTTCTAATTTATTAAAAAGATTTACTACTATATCTACTATTACAGGGTTTATGAAATTGTTAGAATTATTACTTATTTGTTTAATAAACTCTGTATATTTTTCTAAACTTTCTGTTAAATTTCTTATTTGTTCTAAGTTTTCTTCGCCTCCTACGAAAGTGGATTTTTCCTGTTTGATTTGTAATTTATTATCTACTACTTTTTTATGGACAGCGTAAATTTCTACTAG